AGCCGCTACATGAAAGCATCGAATGAGCGCTATGGTAGAGGGCCGGTTCTATACGCCTTGCCCGATATCAAGACGCTGAACAAGGTGGTCGAGCTGACACTGAAAAATGCCAGCATTTCGATAGGCGGCGTGTTCACCGCTGTCGATGATGGCGTGTTGAATCCTCAGACCATCAGCATCGTGCCTGGAGCTGTTATCGGCGTCAGCTCAAATGGTGGACCGCGCGGCCCCTCCCTCGCGCCTCTGCCACGGTCTGGGGATGCTAATTTGAGCCAGATTGTGGCCAATGACCTCCGCGTCAATATCAAGAAGGCGCTGCTTGATGAGAGCCTGACGCCGGAAAACATGAGCGCCCGGTCAGCCACAGAAATAAACGCCAAGCTATCTGAGCTGTCACAGAACCTTGGCAGTGCCTTTGGCCGGCTGATATCTGAGACAATGTTCCCGATTGTGCGCCGCACATTGGAGCTGATGGATGAGATGGGCATGATTGACTTGCCGCTCAAGGTAAACGGCGTCCAGGTCCAGGTTGTGCCTATCAGCCCACTGGCCATGGCGAACAATGCTGAGAAGCTCAACGAGGTCGTGCAGTTCATGCAAATCAGTCAGAGCCTTGGCCCCCAGGGCCAGACACTGCTCAGAATGGATAAGGTGGGGGATTACATTGCTGACCAGCTCGGCATCCCGGCCCAGCTCAGAACAACACCGCAGGAGCGCCAACAGATACAGCAGCAGCTCATGGAAGCAGCTCAGATGGCAATGCAACAACAGGGCATGATGCCCGGACAAGAGGCCGCTGAATGAGCCAGGCAGAGAAGATTCGTAGCATCAACGCTCCCGGATGGGATGGCCTGGATGCAGATGCAGAGCCTATTCGCATCTACAATACAGATTTGCAGCGTGACATTGATATCCAGTTTAAGCGCTGCTTTGACACTGAGGCGGGGCAGAAAGTCCTGGAACATCTCAGGTCTATCACCATTGACCAACCGGCTTGGGTGCCGGGCGCTGAGCCGTCTTTTGGCTACGCGCGCGAAGGTCAGAACTCAATCATCAGAGAAATCGAGCAAAGGATGAAGAGAGCAAATGAGCCAAGACGATAACCAGCAGCCTGAGGAACAACCGGCAGAAGCGCCGGCTCCTGATGGATTGATGGCCCAAGCGGCTTTAGCTGAGGAGCAAGCGCAAGCAGATGAACAGGAACCAATCTCGCACCTCGCCCAGGACGAAGAGCAGCCTGAGGGCGAGGAGGAAGAAGTCATCTATGAGAAGCCGGATTGGTTCCCGGAGAAACACTGGTCTGAAAAGGACGGCCCGGACCTAGAGGGGCTGGTCAAAAGCAATAAAGAGCTAGAAAAGAAATTTCACCATGGCGACCACAAAGCGCCGGATGATGGCAAGTATGATACCGAGGTTCTAACTGAGGCCGGCTATGATATGCAAGACCCGCTGGTTCAGACCTATGTCGGCTGGGCTGCCAAGTATGGCATCAACCAGGCGGCGTTCTCCGAGCTTGCCGGCAGTATATCCGAGCTGGCCATGGAGAATGGCGCTCAGATGGAGGTTGATACCGAGGCCGAGCATAAGGCGCTTGGCAACAATGCGGATGCGATTATCAAGTCAAATATAGATTGGGCCGATGGCCTGACCCGCAAAGGCATCATTTCTGACGCTGAGCGGGAGGAGATAAACATCTGGGGTGGCACCGCTATTGGGCAACGCTTGATGCAGAAGGTGCGCCAGATGACTGGCGACTTGTCTCGCATCCCGATTGCTGACGTGGCTGAGGCCGGCGAAGGCGAGACAGACTTTAAAGCCCGGATGTCCAGCATGATGGCTGACCCCAAATATGGCAGCGACCAGGCCTATACGCGGTCTGTCGAGATGGAGTTCAATAAACGCTACGGAACCTAATTAGCGCGGTTCTAATCCAAAGGGGTCCGCGTTAATGGGAGGGGGTTTTTTTTGAAACATTTTTCCCCCTCCCGCCATACATAATCTAGATGTAGCCATTGCAGTGTTTACAAGCTACAGCTTGTGGTATATCCTCCGATTTGACTGATAACCCGACAGGGCCGGTCTGGCGTGGAGAAATCCACCGTGCGTGACGTTTCGCGTAGCCAGGGCCGGGGACTCCCCGACAACCCGCAAGGCGATGAGTTTTGTGTGTTTCAAACGAGGAGTGACAATCATGTCAACAAATCTATCTCCAGCGTTTGTTCAGCTATTTGATGCAGAGGTTCATCAGGCATATCAGTCTGCTGCTGTTCTGCGAAATGCTGCTCGGACGCGAACCGGGGTTGTCGGAGATACCGTCAAGTTCCCGAAGGTGGGCAAGGGTCAGGCGTCAGTACGCACTCCCGCCACTGATGTCGTGCCTATAAACGCTAGTTTTTCTCAGGTTTCTTGCAGCCTTACTGATTTTGTGGCCGCAGAATATTCTGATGTGTTTAACCAGGCGAAGGTCAACTTTGACGAGCGTCAGGAACTAGCACAAGTCGTGGGTAACGCCATTGGCCGCCGTGAGGACCAGATTATCATTGATGCTCTCAATGCTGCATCTGCTGGCTCAACAGTCGCCAAGACCGTGGTCACCAGTGGTTCAGCCGCTGCATCCAATCTGAATGTCGGCAAGATTATCGCTGCCAAGAAAGCATTGGACGCGAAAAACGTACCGCCAACAGACCGGCACTTTGTCATCCACGCCAACAATCTGGCTGGATTGCTTGGTGATGAGCGAGCCATTTCTAGCGATTTTCAGACACTGCAAGCGCTGGTTCAAGGCAACATCAACACCATGATGGGCTTCCAGTTCCACATTGTTGGTGACCGTGATGAGGGTGGCTTGCCACTTTCAAGCAGTGACCGCACCGGCTTTGCGTTCCACCGCTCTGCGATTGGTGTGGCTGTAGGCATCGCGCCAAAGACAGAAGTCAACTACATCCCAGAAAAGACATCGTTCCTAGTGACCGCGATGTTGTCAATGGGCAGTGTGGCGATTGATGTCGATGGCATCGTTGATGTCGTAATGGACGAGTCATAGGAGGACTGACAAATGGCATTTGCAAGAGCGGGTTGGAACCCAATCGGCGGTCAGTCTAAAAAAGGCACCGCCCCTCAGTTGTTTACCTACACAACGACAGACACAGTTGCGACAGTTAACACTGCTGCATACTTCAATGACGTGTCTGACGATGTATCAGTCGGGGATGTTATCATTTCGGTAACCTCCACCGGCGGCACATTGGCGTCATCGATACACACGGTTGTATCAAATGCGTCTGGTGTAGTGGACGTTTCTGACGGAACAACTATCGCGCAAACCGATAGCGACTAATAGAACGGGGCCGGTTCGCCGGCCCCTTCCCTTCTGGAGGTTGAGATGGCGGTTGGTGACACCGAGGTTAGCGTTTGTAACAAGGCCTTGCTCCTCCTGGGTGCAGAGGCCATCACGTCATTTAGCGATGGAACACCGGCAGCTCAGGCTTGTAGCACCCTGTTCACCGAGGTCAAAATGCAGACCTTTGGGATGTACCCCTGGTCGTTCACCATAGCCAAGGCGGCTTTGAACCGGGACACAGTCAGCCCGGCAAACGAATACGAACATCAGTATATATTGCCAAACGACATGGTCACCGGCGTTCCAAGAGCGGTGAGAACCAGCTCGCTGGCTGGCGCTGCCCTGTTCAAGGTTTGGGAGATAGCGCAGTCAAGCACCGGCGGGGCCGTACTGATTACTGACGCAACAGAGATTCACATTGATTACCAGAAAGCAGTCAGCGAGGGCTTGATGCCTTCCTACTTTGTGCAGCTCCTGGCCTACCAGATGGCTTGGCACCTGGCTGAGGTAATCACTGACCAGACTACAAAATCAGAATATTGGCGCTCGGTTGCCCTTGGCACCGCCGCTGAGAGTCTTAGAGGTGGATATTTCCGTCAGGCAGCAAACATTGATGCCGGCGGTCAGACCCCCTCGGTTGTTGGTGACTATCTGCTTGTGGATGTTAGATGAGCCGGATACAGCAATATCAGTCGAGCTTTACTGTTGGTGAGCTGGACCCCCTGCTCCGGGGCCGTATAGACTTGCAGCAATATTACAGCTCGGTTGACGTGGCTGACAATGTGATATTTGAGCCGCAAGGCGGGTTCAGCCGGCGTCCCGGCCTCAAGTTCCTGCTCGACATCACTTCCGACAATGCGGCCAATGGCACGGTACTGATACCCTTTGAGTTCAGCACGACACAGAACTTTATGATTCTTGCCTCAGCTCAGAACACCACCTCGACAATCAGGTTTCGGTTCTTTGCCAATGCGACACTGCTTACCAATATCAACAGCACTGGCAACGACTATCTGGATTATTCGGTTGGCACCCTCTATGAGGTTAGCAACTTTGATATGAGCAAGCTGTATTTCACGCAATCAGCCGACACGCTGATAATGACGCATGAGAACTTTGCGCCTTTCAAGATTGTGCGCGGGGCCAACAATACCACCTGGACAGCCTCGGCTCTAAGCCTGACGATTCCGAAGCTGGCAACAAGCCTGTCCACAACCAACCCCCTATCAACCATAACGCCCAGCGCGGTTGACGGGACCATCAAGATAACATCATCCAATAGCCAGTTTGGCGATGCGATGGTGGACCAATACATCAATGCTCTAAATGATTTTGGCCGCGCCAGGATTACAAGATTTATCAGCGCGACTGTCGTTGAGGCCGTGACCGAGGTGCCGTTCTTCAATACTGATGGGCTTGAGAACACTAATTCAACCAGCCCCCCAACACTCAACTGGGAGGTTGAATCTGGACATGAAGATGCCTGGTCGAACACCAGGGGCTGGCCGCGTACCTGTTCATTCCATGAAGGGCGCTTGTATTTTGGCGGTAGCGCTACTTTCCCCAATACGCTCTTTGCCAGCAAGGTAAGCGACTTTTTCAACTTCAAACCGGCTGAAGCGCTGGATGATGATGCCATTATCGTGACGCTCTCAACCGATAGCGTTAACGCAATCAATGCGCTGCGCTCTGGTCGTGACCTTCAGATATTCACCAGCGGGGCTGAGTTCTTTGTCCCGCAAGCAGACCTGGACCCCATCACCCCATCAAACATCACCGTCAAGTCAGCCACAAGGCGCGGCTCTAAGTTCGGCATCCGGCCCCAGGCTGCTGAGGGTGGCACTCTGTTTATTCAGCGCCAGGGCAAGGCCTTGCGCGAGATGCTGTTCTCAGATGTTGAGCTTAGCTATGTGGCCAACAATATTTCACTGCTTAGCAGCCATATGATTGTGGACCCTCATCGTATGGCTCTAAGACCAGCCACTGACACCACCGAGGGTGATTTGCTCTTGATAGTCAATGGTAGCAGCTCAACGGGCTACAGAGCCGACAGCGCCGGCTTTACCGGCACCATTGCTGCTTTCATGCTGAACCGGCCACAACAGATTGTAGCGCCCTCCTCCTTCACGACAGATGGTGACTTTGTCGATGTTGGCGTTGACCAGGAGGATATCTATGTCGTGGTCAAACGAACTATTAGCAGCTCAACCAAATATTATCTGGAAGTGTTTGACGATGATAGGACAACTGATGCTGCTATTCAGTATTACAACAGCCCATCATCCCCGGACCAGGCACTACCCGGAAGCACCACTGCCGGGAGCTTATCGCACCTTGAAGGCAAGACGGTTAAAATCATTAGAGATGACATCGTTGACACCGATGCGACTGTCAGCTCAGGGCAAGTAACCATGGGCGGTGTTCCGACCTCCTACGCCGAGGTCGGCATCAATTACAATGTGACAGTCAAGACACAGCCATTTGAGCCGCGCCTTAGCAGCGGCACGGTTCAAGGGCAGCGCCGGCGCATCCTAGAGGTGACGCCCATTTTGCATCGTTCCCAAAACCTAACGCTGAATGGGCGTGAGATATCTCTCCAGACATTGCCACTGTCTGGCTCCGGCGCTGTTCCGACTTTTACCGGCATCAAGAAAACGCAAGGCTTCCTGGGATATGACCGGGATGCACAGATAACAATCAGCCAAAGCCAGCCGGTGTTCTTTACCGTCCTGGCGATGGACTACAAGGTGAGTATAGGACAATAAAATGGCAGGACCAGAGTTAGTTGTATTAGCCGCCATAACCACTGCACTCACTGCAAAGGCGCAGTTGGATGCCGGCAAAGCTGAGCAGTACGCTCTAAATGCCCAGGCCAAGCAAGCAGAGCTGCAAGGCAGAACAGAGGCATTGAAGTACAAGCAGCAAGGCAACCAGATACTGAACAACCTGGAAAAGGTGCTGGCTGCAAACGCGGCTAGAGCTTCTGCCGGCAACATGGACCCCATGGCATCCGGTACAACCACCGATTTGATTGCGGGCCTAAACATCCGCGAGGGCGTCAGTGATTTCCAGATATCCAGGTCGAATGCTGACATAGCCAAGAAGATGAGCAAGTACCAGGCCGGGATGCTGAGGACTGCCGGTTCTAATGTGATGAAAGCAGCCCGGACCCAGGCCTTCATAACAATTGGAAAAGGAGCTACATCGGCTAACGAAATATATCCACTAGAAAATTTCAAGGGCGGGGCAACTGACTGATGGCAGAGCAAGTAAGAGTCAGACGCCCGAATGTAGCGCTCCGCATCCCCGAAGTGAGGTTTTCGGCGCAAGAGGCTGAGGCCAGGGCCAAGTCAGGCATAGCGCAGTCATTGCAGCGGATGTCCAACTATTTCCTGCAACAGGCTGAGCAGAAGGCCCAGATTGAGGGCGCTGAGTATGGCGCAGCTCAGGCACCGACTGAGCAGCAAATTCAGGACGCAGCTCAGCGTGGTGAGGAGCTGGAGTTGCCAGGCGACCAGACCACCGTTTTTGGCAGGGCAGCTCGCAAGGCGGCACTGTCGATAGCCAGCGATGAGGTTGCAGCCCAAGCATCGAAAGCGCATACGCAGATTGTCGGTATTTTTGATACGTTGCTGCAAGATGATGAAATGCCAGCCGAAACCAGGCAATCAATTCTTGATGGTCTAGGTGTGCCAGATGACTCGCCGCAATCATTTGCCCTTGCCTTGGATACGGCTACGGCTGGCTATGCCTCGGTTCTGGATGAAAGAGCGCCGGTTTTATCACGCAAGTTCCGCGCCCAAATGTCCATAGCCGCCAATGGCAAATGGAACACATATCTCGATGCTTATGTGAAAAAGAATAATGAGAAAGCTGAGGCCAGTTTCAGAACCAGCCATTCTGATATCTTCAGCTCAAATGAGATTGCTCAGCTATTAAAACAGCCAGACGGTATCGGAAAATTACAAGACTTGCGTAAAGAACAGCTCGCCAGGGCAGTAACTTTTTTAGGCGGCACCTCCCTTGAGACCTTCATCAAAAACATGGATACCATCGAAAAACAGGCGGCTGAGAAAATTTTGACTGATGGCGTTTTCCAAGGCGAAAACCCGGCTGAGGACATCAAGCTCATACAAACTGGCTCCAACATAGGATTTTCTGACGGCATGAAAAATGCGGTCAAGATACTGCGCGACCAGGGGGTAAGTGATACCGATATCGCTGCCGCTCTCAGGACTGAGAGAACTGCAAGGCTAAAAGACATAGAGGCAGAAGAAGAAGCAAAGGAAGAGGACGCAAAAGAAAAAGAACAACAGCAACTAGGTCTAGCTATAACGGCTATGTCAGACGGTGATGCAGAAGCATTTGATGAAGCCGTTACAATCATTGACAGGACGGACCCGCCCAAGGCCGCTGAGCTACGGCAAAAGTTTGCAGAGGGTGGTAGACGGCGCACCACGTCCGACCCTGACGTTGTCGAGGCGCTGACAAAAAAAGGATACAACCTTTCTTTTGGCGATGTCGCCCTAGCGTTTGACCAGCTTAGCAACAAGGACCGCAAAACCTTTGTTGCTAAAGCCGAAAGTAACGAAAGTGATGAGTTCCAAGCAGCAGTCAACTTTATGCGGGGTGAACTCAAGGTTCCGGTAGATGTACAAGAGCTTGCATCAGATAATGACAATTACAAAAAAGCACAACTATTTGCCAACCTAAAAGGCGAACTACAACGCAGATTGGACGAAGCTAAAAAAGAGCAAATCAACATAAACACTCAAGCGATTGCTGAGCAGCTTCTCAGGGAGAACGACCAAGAGTTTTCTGACATAGTTAAAAGACGCCTTGTAAAAACTGGCAAGGATTTAATTGTAAACTATAACTCGCTTCTTCAAGGCGCTGACCCCAATAACTTCCCGCCCTTGGAGACTGACGATTTTGATAGAGCCATCAGCATTTTTGAAAACCTCAAGTCTCTAAGGAGTGTAAACAATTTTAGACAGATACCGCCACAAATGAAGGCAACTAGCGTACCTCAATATTCCAGAATTATTGATGGCCTCAAAGCAGCGAGGGATGCACAATGACCGATATCATGCAAGCCCGGCGCGAATCCCACGACTATAGGTCTCAGCCTGGTCTGCCGACTGAGCGCATCACCGGCCAGGCTTTCTACCCCGGCGCAGATGCCCCTAGAACAGAGAACACCGTCATGGAAGGCCTCGCTGATTTGCCCAAGGCTGTTGGCAGCGCAGCTGCTGGCTTGGCTTCTGGAGCTGTCGGCATACCCGGCGACCTAGCAGCTCTAGCTGGTGGTCTTGCCAGCGCTATGTTTCCTGGCGACCAGGGCCGCATAGAGGCGGCAACAGATACCATGACCAAGATATCTGAGGCAGTTGGCTCAGAGCGATTCCTGGGGCTTTACAGAGACTTTGTGAACAATAGCGATTTCGATGATGAAGATAAAAAGATGATGCTTGATGTCGCTGAGGGCAGCTCATTCTTTAGCGTACCGGGTGCGGGTACAATAGCTGCAACCAGTCGTGGCGCTATCAAAGAGGGCGTGGTTGCTGCTGGCAAGGCGGCTGATGAGCGGATTGCTGAGCGAGCTGCTGATACCGGGGTGACACTAGCGGCCGGGGCTGACCCGATGCCGGCCATCGACAAAGCGCTATCGGTAGCTGGGCGCAGTGTCAGGCCTTCAACTGAAGAACTGAAAAAGGTTCTTGATTTGCGAGCGCAGCAAATGGAGCTGCCGGTGGCTAAGAGGCTGAAGCCCCGGACAGACCAGCCACTTTTTGAGCTAGACTATCAAAAAAATATTCCAGAACAAAAAGAAGTGCCGGTTCCAAGAGCGCCAGAAGGCAAGACTTTGCCGAAGTTTAATCGGGCCGCCAAAGTAATAGAAATGTCAGACCAGATAGCAGATGTTCTGGCTAAAAGAGCGCAACCCTTTGTTGGGACCAACGTACAGTTTTTCTATCACACTGGGCCTATCATCGACAAAGCTGTGTCGCTTGGCATCCCAGAAGATAGAGCCAGAGCGCAGCTCCGTAAGTTTGCAGAGAACTATGCGGCCACAAGCCCAAAGACTGAAACAGAGCCAAATTTGAGAAGCGCTAGTTTGGTCACAGCAAAGCAAAAAGCTGGGCTACGTCCGACCGATATTATCGGCGTTGGTAGCGGAGGTGTAAACGAAAAGGGATATCCTATGATGATAAACCCTGGAGGTTTGCATCTAAAATTGATAGACGCGGCAGCGGCTGAAGGGTTTAATTTTGACACCAATCCAAAGCCAGCAACGTTTGTTGAAAATGTTTCCGGCAACCTCTCTGGAGTTACAGCCGACACTCACGCTATTCGCGCGGTATTTAGCGCCATGAATGAGATTGAGCCAGGTTCTGTTCCTCTTGGTTTTATTGGTGGCAAGCAAACTAAAACAATGAGCGCACCTGAAGTTCGCAAGCAAAATCAGGACAACTATAAAAAAGACCCATCGACATTAAATGTAGCAACAATGATTGCTGATACACTAGGTTCGCAAAAAATAGACGGCAAAGATGTACAAACAGAATATGCCGTTTTCAGTGACATATACAAAAAGGTAGCTGAAAAACTAGGTGTCCAGCCAGCCGAGGCACAGTCATTGTCCTGGTTCGCTAACGGTGAAAAAACCGGCTTGGGGTCTGCCCCCAAAACCATCGTGGAACTAATTGATGAGCGTGTTGATGTAACCGCTCAAGCACTGAACCAATCGAAGGATGAGGTGTTCAAAAAGTTCATGCAAGGCTCAATACCGTTGCTGTCTCTTGGCGGCTTGACCTTGCTTGATACTGGCGCTGCTCAAGAAATGATGGAGGTGCCTGATGGCCAAGATTCTTAAAGTAGCCGCTGAATCACTGGCCAAGGTTGCCAAGGGCGCTGAGGAGCGCAGCTATGGGAGCCGTTTGCCGGATGATGAGGTAAGCAAGCTGCCAGGTGGCGACATGGTCATAAAGGCCATGCCCAATGACGATTTCATGGCACTCAATCAAACGCTGGAGAAAGCTGGCTTTCAGCAAGGCCTCAACGTCCAGCGCATTGGCGAAATCTTCAACATGGAGCCTGGCGACTTTGACATTGAAAAGCTGCTGACTAACATCAAAGAAAACAACAAGTCGCTGTTCAATGAGATGCGGCGTGAGCAGCGAAGCATGGACGCCATGATGGCTGTCGCTGAACAAACTGGCTTTGATGAGGTCGTCTATAAGTTTCTCAACAGGCAAAAGGGTCAGCTCAAAAATTCAGATGAGGTTCTGGCCGGCCTGGTTGCAGTCATACAGCTTGGCAGAGATATGCAGTTTGGGGCCAGGCAAGCGCTGGCTATGACAGATGAGGTGGCAAAAGCTGAGGCTTTCAAAAAGCTCCGCATCCTGGCCACAGTGCAATCCAACCTCAGCGCCTCGGTGGCCGGCAATGTCAGTGAGTTTGGCCGAGGGCTGTCGGTAGTGTCGAACATCTCCAAGCTGGAAGGTATGAACCTCAGCAACTACTCAGCTCAGCTAGATGAGTTTGTGCAGGGCATGGATGATGGTCTTATTGACTATCACTTGGAGACATATCTGAGGCTGCAAAACCCAGCAGCCAAAGCAAAGTATGCAGAAGCTGGGTGGGGCCAACAGGCCTATGACTTTGCTATGGAAGCCTACATCAACGCCCTCCTTTCAAGCCCGGTGACCCATGTCGTCAACATGGCCGGCAATGCGGTGTTCCAGGTACAGACACTTGCTGAGCGAGGGTTAGCTGGCGTGATTGGCAATATCAGGACGCTGGGCGGCAGACGCGGTGAGATAGGCGACCAGCGCTATATGGGTGAGGCAGCGGCTGAGGCTTACGGCCTTATGATGGCGCAAAAGGATGCCCTTATTCTTATGGGCAAAACTATGGTCACTGGTGAAAGCGCCGACCAGGTTACCAAGATTGACCTTAAAAACCGCCGGGCCGTAGGCAGTACAGACAACCTGGCTGATATAGCAAGCTCAATCAATCAAGGTGATTTCTTCAAGGCAGCGGTAGATTCATTCGGCGTTGCATCTCGGATACCAGGCCGGATGCTGGCAACCGAAGATGAGTATTTCAAGGTTATAACGATGCGCCGGGTACTGTACCGGGAAGCGCACCGGGCCATGCAGATATCCTATCAGACAGCAAGAAAGTCAGGCTTGTCACGCGATGAGGCAAAGGCGTTGTCTGAGTCCAAATATGTCCAGGTGATGACCAAGCCGCCCAAAGATGTCAACGACATGATGACCGAGGAAGCTCGCAAGATGACCTTCCAGGGAAAGCCTGACGGTTTCTTTGGTCGGGTTGGGCCACTAATCCAATCTGTGCCTGGCATGAAAACAGTGGTGCCGTTCTACAATACGCCGACAAACATCATCAATGAGGTGTTCGACAGGACGCTAAACTGGTCGCCTTTGTACAAGGCCATCAAGGGTGACATCAGCGGCAAGGAGCTGGATGACGCGCTTGCCAAGCTCGCATTAGGCAATGGCACTGCTATGGCCATGTATCATTTGGCTAACGGCGACTATGGCGATGACATCATTGTGACAGGCCGGCTTGGCAAAGAGTTCTCAACGCGGCTCAACATCAGCGGCTCAGCCAAGGTTCCCCCCTACTCTATCGGCCTCAAGCAGGAGGATGGCAGCTATCGCTTTGCATCCTTCAGCCGGTTCGACCCCTTATCAGCCACATTAGCCATGGGCGCGGATATGGCTGAATATCTGCGCTATGAGGATGACCCCAATGTCATAGCGGCTTTGAGCAAATCATATGTTTTATCTGTTGCTCAATACGCTACCAGCTTGCCTTTCTTGCAGGGCGTATCCGAGCTGACATCAGCGGCCGGTGGGAGCTTCCAGACGCAAGAAGATTTCTTTGAGCGCATGAGTAAGTTTGCAGGGACGCAAATCGGCAATGTTGGCACTAATGTTCTGGGCAATACAGACCGTGCTTTGTTTGGTCTGCCGTCTTATGCGACAGAGTTTTTGAGCGGCGGCGAGTACCAGCTCATCACCCAGACTAGCTTTGGCGCAATGATGGAGCGGATGCAAGACCCGATGGCTAACAGCACAAAGCTGCCGCCAGGCGTGGACCCAATCACCAACAGTCTATACACTGAGGCACCCGTATTCATGCAGGGTTTCTATACATCCCTGCAAAAGGCCAAGGCCAGAAATGCTAACTTTTCCGCTGATTTACCGCTCGGTCTTAATTTTTGGGGAGAGCCTAAGGTGCAGGGCGAGGGCCGGATTGATGAATACTTCAATCCAATCCGCATACAAACAGGCGAATACAGTGACTTAGACCAAGAGCTTATTCGTTTGTCTGAGATTGGCATGGGTACGTTTCCATTCCACCGGGATAGGGTCGAGGGCGTCAAGCTCAACTCAGAGCAATTCAACAATTATGTAAGGTATGTAAACGAAGTGGACGCTAATGGCAGGGTGCTAGGTGACCCTGGATATAAGCCTGAGGAAGCGTTGTTGCCGGCACTTAAAAGCGCTGTCAGCTCTACTGAGTATTTTACGATGCAGTTTGACGAAGAGCGGTTTGAAGAGCTATCGGGCATCCTGACTGACAGAAGGGCCAGTGCTAGGGCTGTCTTGAAAAAGACTGACCCAAGCCTCAATGCGAGGTTGAGCTTTGGAGAACAGTGACAAATGCGTGTTAAAAGTGTACATATAGCAGAAGGAAGGTAGAGGATATGGCTACGTTTAGTGTAAACGACCAGGCACGGCGAGCGGTTGCGACAGCAAACGGCAGCAATGATAGTTTCAGCTTTTCTTTCCAGGTAAACGCCACCACTGACGTAAAGGTCTATGTCGATGGCACACTGAAAACTGCCGGCTCGCACTATGACATTGTAAACAGCTCAGCGGCTGCCGGCCTCAATACTGATGGCACCGGGGTTGCTAAGTTTACTGGCGGCAATGTTCCGGCGAATAATGCTATTGTCACTATTCTCTCTGATGTCCCGGTTGCCCGGACCTCGGTCTATACAGCCGGCGGTAACATAACTGCTACCAGCCTGGAAGCCGACCTCGACACATTGACAATGGTTGTGGGTGACCGCGAGGAGCGTGACGGTAGAGCGCTGACTGCGCCGGTCAATGACGCGGCTGACGTGGATATGACACTGCCGGCCAAGGATACGCGGAAAGGCACGGTGCTAGGATTCAATGCAACTAGCGGCAATCCTGAGGCTGGCCCAACCATTGCGGATGTTTCATCCTTGTCAGCAATTACCGCTGATATTGCAGCTCTCGCAGACATTGAAGATGGCACTACTGCAACAGATGCTATATCAGGTGTTGCTGCGATTGCATCGAACGTTACTACGGTAGCTGGAATAGCAAGTAATGTAACAAGCGTTGCCGGGGCAATAACAAATATAAACTTACTGGCTCCATCTGATGTTCGGGCTGACATGGCGCTGCTTGCAACAACAGATGTCATAGCTGATATGGCCCTGCTCGCCACCACTGATGTCATAGCTGATATGAACACGCTGGCCACCAGCGATATTGTGTCAGACCTAAACACCTTGGCCACCAGTGATATCGTGTCTGACATCAATGTTCTGGCAACCAGCGATATTGTCAGCGACTTAAACACATTGGCGACCAGTGACATTGTCAGCGACATCAACACACTTGCCACGTCAGATATTGTCACTGACCTAAATCTGTTGGCGACCTCAGATTTTGTTAGCGACCTAAACACACTGGCTACGAGTGATTTCGTATCAGATTTGAACGCGGTTCAAGCAATAGCCAGCAACGTGACAACGGTTGCCGACAACTCATCGAACATCAATACAGTGGCATCAAACATAAGCACAATTAGTGCCAAAGCACCAGCGGCTGGTAGTTCTGACATCGTCACAACTGGCGCACTTAACTCTGGCAGCATTACCAGCGGCTTTGGCACGATTGATACAGGGTCATCTGCTATAACTACCACAGGCGTAATCACTGGCGGCACCTTAGAGGCTACTGCCGACACCTCTGCTGGTGACAACGCAGCGATTGGATTTACCAGCGCAGAGGGTCTAATCCTGACAGGACAGGGTAGCACCAGTGATATTACTTTTAAAAATGATGCTGACACTACTGTTTTTAGTATTCCCACTGGCACTGATGATATTTCGTTTCCAGATAACGCTGCCATATTGATGGGTGCGGGTAATGATTTAAAAATATTCCATAATGGCAGCAATTCTCAGATAAATGACTTATCCACTGGAAACCTCCAGCTTCTTAGCAACGGTGCTGGAGTTGATGTTTTAAAAACTGACGGTGAAGTGATGGCTAAATTCATCACTGACGGCGCAGTTGAACTATATCACAACGCCGTAAAAAAATTAGAAACCAGTGCATCTGGCGTGGACATCACAGGGGCGTTGGCAACCAGTGGCCAAGTGCAAATCGGCGCATACTCTCCAGCATCAGATGCAATACTGTCAGCGGTTGATAGTGGCAATGGGCTTGAGTGGGGTCACGCTAATGCTTCTGGCTACAGAAGTACACTTGGTGCTTTTTCTGGCGGGGGTGCGCCGTTTATTGCTCTAAGCGCAGAGGCTGGAACCAACGCAAATACATTTAGAACAAGAGGCATTGCTGGTTCAGTAATTACTACGGACAACGCTGGTGCTTTGGTTGTTCAACAAGTAACTACCGCGTCTGCTGATAATCAATCAGGAACGGAGAGGATGCGCCTCGACAGCAGTGGCAATCTGCTGGTTGGCACTACGACTAACGACATCTATGACAGCACCAGTGAAGTAGGCAGTCAAATAAGCGATGGTTATCTCGCTGTGGCAAGAGCGTCAACGGTTGCCTATTTTAACCGTCTTTCGTCTGACGGTGAAGTTGTAATGTTCCGCAAGGGTGGCACAACGGTCGGCTTAATCAGCACATACAGTGGTGACCTTGCTATCGGTACAAACAATGTTGGGTTGCGATTTATCGACTCAACAGATGCAAATGCGCTACGGATTGTCCCAAGCAACATTGGTAGCAGCACTGATGTGGATGCCTCTCTTGATTTGGGCATGAGCAGCGCACGTTTCAAAGACGGCTATTTCAGCGGCACAGTTTTCTGTGTGCAAATTCGTGGGGTGTCTGACACGAACACAGGAATTGATGTTACTGGCAGTGATATCATTGCTTTCAAAACTGGCGGCAGTGAGAGGGCTAGGATTACATCTGGCGGCCGCGTTGGTATTGGACAAAGCAGCCCAGCAGGTCGTCTTGATGTCAATAACAATGGTGCAACAACTGAAACCCTAATGATATTAAGCGATTTTGGCGGCACTGGCGCACATACTCAAATTTCATTTAACAACACAAATGGTCAAGTTGGAACAATAAATACATCAGGAAGTGCAACCTCTTTTAACACCTCATCAGACAGACGGCTTAAATCAAACATCCAAGATGCTGCGTCTGCATCGTCTAAGATTGACGCGATGCAAGTGCGTCAGTTTGACTGGAACGCAGATGGTTCTCATCAAGACTATGGACTAATCGCACAGGAGCTTCAGCCTATTGAACCAATGGCAGTCTCAGGTAATGCCGACAGCGATGAGATGATGGGCGTTGATTACAGTAAATTGGTTCCAATGCTCATCAAGGAAATACAAGAATTACGTAGTCGTGTGGCTACTTTAGAAGCCAGCTAATAGGAGTAAACGATGGCAACGACAATGACATTTGAATACCCACAGTTAGACAGGGTTGCCAAAGATGGCGACAATGTTGATGTGGTTCAGACAATCCACTGGAGAGTAAACTGCGTTAGTGATTCTGACAAAGACGCTGATGGCAACTTTCTCACAGCAACCCAATACGGCACAACTGCAACAGCGGTTGAAGAAGGCGCGGAGTTTGTGGCTTACAATTCCATTACAAAAGATTGGTGCAAGGCCAAAGTTCTGGCTGATTTGGGGCAGACAGAAGCAGAGCTAAAAGCTGCGCTGGACGCAGATATTGCAGAAAAGAAAACGCCAACTACTTTAACCGGCGTCCCATCGGGGTGGTAAAAATGAGTGATAACGTAATCAGCATTAACGGTGTTGAGCATGACGCGGAAAGTCTTAGCGACCAACAACGGTATTTCATCGGGCAAATTAAAGACCTTGAAACGAAGGTGAACAGCCTCAAGTTTCAGCTCGACCAGGTTCAAGTGGCGCATCAGGTCTTTGTTAACCAGCTCATTCAGTCTGTTGAACCGGCTAATGAAGAGGCCGAGCTGACCCAATAATTTTTTGCATGAGGTGTACAATGTTCAGTAGCATCAAAAGGATTTTGCACACACTTGGGAGGACATTCATGCCCCATCTTTACGACTTAAACCCTCAGCTTAAAAAAGAGCCGGTGGCAACTGTGGAAAAAAAAGCTGCACCTAAGAAGGCAGCGGTCAAAAAAGGACGACCCAAGAAAAAATGATGGACCTGGTTCATATCATAGATGGATTGATAGGGGTTGTGGTTCTGGGCTTTGGCTATTGGGCCTCGACCTTGGCGGCTGAGGTAAAGCGCCAGGGTATCCTGCTTTCCAAAACACGCGAAGAAACGGCGGCCACGTATGCCAGCCGGGCAGAGCTGCGCGATGAGCTGCGAGCCATGACGGAGTCATTCATCCGTTTAGAGCAAAAGATAGAGCGATTGTTTGAACGGGCCGAATGATGTGGAAACGATTGTTGCGTTTGCCCTTTATGTTTTCGTTGACGGTAAACAGGTGCCTGAGGTGATGAAGTTCCGCGATGTAAATGAATGCACGTTCTTTGCTCAGAAGCTCAACCAGCAATCGAACCGGGATAAGGTAACCGCGTACTGCGTTCCTGAGGCCGTTTCTAAGGATATGAAGGTGTACTGATATGGACCCGGTTAGCTGCATGGCCACCGCCTCTGCCGCATTTGGTGTTCTCAAAAAAGGCTTTGCGGTTGGTCGAGATATAGAAAGCATGGCATCAGATTTGTCGAGGTGGATGGGTGCGCTGTCTGACCTTGATATGCTGGAGAAAGAGGCAAAGAACCCCCCGATATTCAAGAAGCTGTTTAATGGAAAGTCTGTAGAACAGGAAGCCATTGAAGCGTTTGCAGCAAAAGAAAAAGCGCAGCAACAGAGATACGAATTACAGCAATGGATTAGCATGACCCTTGGTCGTAAGAAGTGGGACGACCTTGTGAAAATGGAAGGGTCTATTCGTAAGCAACGCCAGGAAACTCTTTATAAGCAAAGACAGCGCCGACAGAAGTTTGTTGAGATTGTTGCCTGGATAATGGTGGCGGTGGTAGCTGCTGCATTGCTTACTCTGTTTGTGTTGTTCTTAAAAGGACAGGCTGCCAGCGCGGGCGGGGAGATGGTCACTTGCCGCAAGGTCAAATGCGAGAAGCTACACAACAAGCAAACTGTCTGCGTTTTTCGAGGCGCAAACAACACCATAGAAACGCAGTTTTTTCAGTACATGGAGTTCATACCAAACGAGTATCAATGCAAGTATGACCCTTACGCCAAGAAAGAAATGACCATTCAGGAGACACTCAAAGCTGTTACGGAGAGTCAGAAGTGACACCCAAAAAGCTAGAGCCTGATAGCGAGTTTTCCAAGTATGACATGGACGGGGATGGGACTGTCAGTGACTTGGAACTAGAGAGGGCGCGAGAAATACGAGAGTTCGAGGACCGCTCAAGAAAGCACCTGGCCCAGCTCCGGCTGGCTCGCTACAGCCTCATAGCTATCGGCGTTTACACTCTGCTTTTGTTTGCACCGTTCATTCCTGATGAGCGCATCAAATTGCTGAGCGCAGTATCAGACCTTTTTTACATAAGCCTCTGCTCAGTGGTCGGGGCTTACATGGGATTCACTACCTGGATGGATAGGAAATAAAATGCTCGGAGTTCTAGCAAGCATCCTCGGCAACGGCGAGGTCATAAAAAAAGGCATGGACCTCATTGACGATGTCCACTCTTCAGATGAAGAAATGGAGCGGGTCAAAGCCCAGGCCAAAATTGACACCATGAAGGCCTACGCACCGTTCAAGGTGGCTCAGCGCTGGCTGGCC